AATAACTTTCATCCATTAAAACATTTCTTTTAAATTGCTCGCATGTCTCATAATAAGACATGCTTTTTTTGTGTGGACATAAATACAAGATTTCTCTTTTAAATTTATCTTCCCCTAGATTTTTAACATCTTCTTTTAATTGATCGCAACTTCCAAAATATTTTCTCCAATCACTTTCTTTTGTTTGGCGTCTTCCAGTTTTTGGATTCTTTCTCCTTTCCCAAAAATGTTTCTTGCCGATATATTTCATCCCATTTTCAAGATTTGTTATTAAATAAACAAATCCTTCATATTTCTTATCAACCTCATTAAATTCTTGACCGTTAAAAAACCACAAGGGAAACTAAATACTTATGTAACAGTTATTTATGGCCATGAAAATAGAACTTCAGAATTTCTTTAGATATTATAACCATAATTTACCAAAGCACCGGGCCGCCGTTGATGATTTGGTAAGGGTTTTAGAGCAAAAGGCCCCTGAACTTCTTGAAGATAATGCAAATTGGGTAAGAATTTATAGGAAACCAGAAGAGACACCTAAACCATCTGGTATTTTATTAGATGTCCCTTGGTTCCCGCAAACGGATAATTATGCCTTGCCCGATTCCACATGCAATTCTTCTGCATGTGCAATGTGCCTAGAGTTTCTAAAACCTGGATCTCTTCCACCTGGACCTAAAGGAGATGATGCTTATCTAAGAAAAGTATTGGCCATTGGTAAATCTGTTGATCATGGTGTTCAGACCAGAGTTTTGAGAAGTTATGGGGTTGAGTCGGTTTTTAGATATGACATGACATTTGCTGATCTTGATAAAGAACTAGAGGCCGGAAGACCTGTTGTGATTGGGTTTTTACACAGAGGTCCTGAAAGTGCTCCGACTGGTGGGGGTCATATGATTGTGGTCCGGGGTAAAACTGATAAGGGAGACTACCTGGCGAATGATCCTTACGGGGACCTTGCGGATGGGTACACTGGAGCCGTATCTAAAGGGAGAGGTGTTGTTTATTCGAGAAGAACACTAGAAAAAAGGTGGACTGTAAAACATCCGGTTGATGGGTGGGGCAGGATTTTTGATCCTGTAAAAAAGTAGTAGAGGTATCAGATAATACTGGTGCCTTGATTACAAAAAACCAACTCTCTCGCGTCTGGGATGTTTCTGAAATTAGTATTAGTGATAGGGTTATTAATGATTTAAACAGGTGTTTAAATCAATTTAATATTAATAAGCCTAATAGAATACGTCACTTTATTTCCCAGATCTCTCATGAATCTGGTGGAGGAAAATGGTTGAAAGAACTTGCTTCTGGTGATGCTTATGAATGGAGGACTGATCTAGGAAATACCCAACCAGGCGATGGTAGAAAATTCAAAGGCGCGGGATTCATCCAGATGACAGGTCGATACAATTACCAAAAGTTTGCGGATTTTATTAAGGACCCAAAAGTAATGGAAGGTGTTGATTATGTTTCCCTGAATTATCCTGCAACTAGTTCTGGTTTTTGGTGGCACACTAATAAAATGAATGAATTATGTGACACTAATCCAACCGTTGAGCAAGTAACCAGAAGAGTCAATGGTGGCACTAGGGGTCTTGCTGATAGACAAATGTATTACAATAGATGTCTTGAGGTGTTCCGATGAAAGTCCCAGTAGAAATAGTTAATTATGCAATTTTTAAGGGGACTGATTTTGAAGAAGATTTTCAACTTACCAACCAAAATGGAAATGTTATTAACTTGACTGGTTCTAGTATCCTGGCAAAAATTCAAAAGTATCCTGGATCTAAATTATTTAACACATTTAGTGTTGCTTATATTAATAGACCACAAGGAATCATAAAACTTCTGATGAGCAAAAATTCTACCTTGTTTTTAGAGGCCGGAAGAAATTACTTTGATATGTTTGTTGTTTACCCCAATAATAAAATAGAAATAGTGGCCCGTGGAACTATTCTTGTTCATGAAACAACAACTGCTATTACAAATGATGGTGGAAGAATTGGAGATTTAGGAAGAGTGGATACTTCTGATATTCAAGATGGTGAAGTATTGATGTTTAATCAAGAAGATCAAAAACTTGAATTTGTAAATCCAGACGAGGTTCTGGAAAAAGCCGCCGAAGACGGCCTACCAGAAGAATTTGTTGATAGTGTCAATGATGACATAAGTAACAAATTTAATATTGATCTAGGAGAATATTAATGAGACCATTTAAAATCAGAACAATATCGGATGAAATAAAAAAAGTCAAAATATCTGGTCGTTCTGATATAACTCCTGAAGTCGAAGTAAGGTCTGAAAGGTATATTGATTTTACTGATTTTCAAGAAGACTATGTAATGACATATGATGCTGATTTAAATAGATATCATTTTGTAAATTCAGATGAAATATTAAAAGATACATATAAACAAGAAAATCCCCCAGAAACATTCTCTCAAGAAATTTATGATGAATTATTTGATGAATTTGTTGATGAATTTGATATTGATATGGGAGAGTATTGAAATTATATAAATAACTAATAACCAGTATATACTGGGGTTTACGGTACATACCAAATAAATGAACACACTTCCCTCTGTAAAGTACCCCAGGTCTCTTGTTCCTGGAAAAGTTCCTACTCCAGATCAACTTCCTTTTGGTTGGATAGCGATTAATCATTTTGATGGTGATCTTTTTGTCAAAAGATCTAGAACTGGAATTGGAACGGATGTTGTAAAAGTTGGATCTGGTGCTACCACAACAAATTTAATTTGGGTAACCAAAGATGGTAAGGATACCAACAGCGGTAAAAAACAAGGAGACGCAAAGGCAACCATAAAAGCCGCAGTTGTCGATGCAAAAGAAGGCACTGTTATTCGGGTTACTGCCGGGGTTTATGAAGAAGATAATCCAATTAAACTGCCTCCACAAGTCAGCATAGTTGGAGATAGTCTTAGAGAAGTAACCGTTACACCTTTAAATGATGATGATCTTTTTTATGTTGGTAACGGTAATTATATAACTGGTTTATCATATATAAAAGCCGGAAATACTCATCCACTTGCCATTGTGGCATTTGATCCGTCTGATAAGCAATATATTAACCAGTCTACTTATGTTCAGAATTGTACCAACTTCATCCCTAATAGTATAGGAATGAAGATCGATGGAAATCATGCTTTAGGACCATTAAAGTCAATGGTTCTAGACAGTTTTACGCAATATAATCCAAATGGAATCGGTATTTCAATTACAAATGAGGGATATGCTCAGTTAGTATCTCTTTTCACTATTTGTTCTGATACTTCGGTTTATTGTGGAACTGGTGGGGCATGTGATTTAACCAATAGTAACTCTTCTTTTGGTAATAAGGCCCTGGTCGCAGACATGGTTGGCCCTCTGAAATATACTGGATCTCTTGCAACTAAGATTGAACCTAGTAATTTTATTGTTGAAATTGACGTAAATACTCCTGTCTTTTCTGTTGTAAAGGCAGACTACAATAATCAGACCGGCGTTACTCAAATTTATACGGACAAGCCACACGGGTTTAAACGTGGAATGAGTGTTGAGCTTCAAGATCTGGCCTTTACTTGTGAAGATCCGGATACATTCTTGGCGCCTGGGAGATTCGTTGATGCCGGAAATTTAATTATAAAAAATAAGCAAGAAATTGTAGACAAGTCCTTGGCCGCCATAGCCCTCGACTACCCAGATTTTTATTTTCCGAATGACCCCCAGACTAATGAGTTTTCTCGGTATAAAGATTCTTATCGTTTAATTCAAAAAAATAAACAAGAAATTGTAGATTCTTCATGGGCAAGTATAACGTCCCAGTACCCTACTCTTTCTACAACTGAAACTAAGTGTAAAAGAGATCTAGGATATTTTATTGATGCTATTTCAACTGATATTTTTATTGGTGCTAATAAGTATTCTAGGGACTTTACCAGACATTATTTTGATACAAGTGGTAATCCTATTAGTAATGGAATTAACGATGTTGAAGAAATTAATGGAGCCCTAGTAGGATTTTCTACTGCCAGAGAGTTGATGAAAGCGGCCATAACGAATCAACTCGGGTTTAAAGATTTGACTATTACGGCAGACCCGACTCCACTTTCAGGAATATCTAGTAATACCAATCCGGCCTCTTGTTCAAATGTTCAGACTACCATTAATAATCTAGTCGGAATAGTTACAACTGTAATAGGAACCAGTAATATTGGATTTTTAAATACTTTTTCTGAAGTATCTGGGACCTTTATTCCTGTTGGAGAAAATAAGTGTCGTAGGGATATTGGTTTTATCGTTGATGCTATTGCTAACGATCTAAAATTTAATACTAATTTTAACATAATTAATGCGGCCAATTATTATTTTGATGATTCGGACAATCCTATTTCTAATGGTCTTGTTGGAGAAGAGATCGAGTCTATTGCGGCGTTCCAGGCCGTAAGAGAATATGCAAAACTTGCAATAAATAACCAACTTAATATAAAAGACTTTACTATTATTGCTGATCCAGCAACTAGCTCAAATAATAATGTTAATTCTTGTGCCAATGTAAAAACGACTATTGATAATTTGGTCGGAATACTTACAACTTCAATTGGCTCTGAAACTCCACCTGGAGATTCAAATTTATCCGAAGATATTTTAATCTATCCAAGTGGTAAAAATGGATATATATTTGAGGTCATTGATACTGCACCTGGCAGATACATAGATGCGGCCACCCTTATTGAATCAAATAGGAAAGAAATTCTAGACAAATCTTTGGTTGGTATCGCACTTTCATACACTGATTTCGTGTTCCCCAATGACCCGGCAGACGATTTAAGTTATAGATTCAAAGATGCAACTAGGCTAGTAATAAAAAATAAATCCGAAATCGTTGGTGTTGCCTGGACTAATACATACAATAACTTTTTCTGTAGTTCATTGGTTGTTTATACTGCAGAAGAGAAATGCAAACGAGATTTAGGATATTTTGTTGATGCGATAGCAACTGATCTTTATATTGGAGGTAACTATTATAGCATCGAGTTTGTCAAACAATACTTCACTAATGCGGGTATTGCCATTACAAATGGTCTAGTCGGTTCAGAGCAAGAATCTATTTTTGCTTTCCATCAGGCCAGAGATTTAATGAAGCAGGCCATAACAAACCAATTAGGTTACAAAGAACTTTGCATTAGTCCTGGTCCTTCTGTTTATGATGGTCCAGGTGGAAATGTCGGTGTTACTAGTACTAATGCTTGTTTTGATGTTCAACATGCGGTAGACACTCTTGTTGGAATAGTAACAACTGTCATTGGTGACGGAAATCTTTCTTCTTTGGATAATATTACAGTAAATCCCGGAATATTCTTGACTGGTGAAAATGTTTGTAGGAGAGACCTAGGGTTCGTTCTAGATGCGGTTATAAGTGACCTGAGATCTCTTTCAAATGAGAATACTTTAAAGGCACGCGATGCATATTTTGATCAAAGTGGAATTGTTGGCATAGCGTCCGAACGTCAACAATCTATTGTTGGGTTTACTTCCTTAAGAGAATATGCAAAATTAGCTCTCAATAATCAACTAAATGTTAAGGACTTTACTATTATTCCTGATCCTGATACTGGATCGAATAACGATGTAAATTCTTGCTCAGATGTAAAAACATTTATTGATAATCTTGTTTCTTATTTGATTGTAGACTTGACTAATCAGACAAAGGGTAATTACCCGGTTGGTTTTTTTAGTAATACATTTACCGTAAATGTTGGTACTTCTGGATTTGTTCAAAATTATGTTTTTGGGGGTTATGTTAAAAATTATATAAGTAGACCATATGACGGTCAGGTTCTTTACTTTGATCAATTATACTATGAGGTTGATAGTGTAAATATTATAAATAGTGGTTCTAATTATCAAACCGCTCCAGAAATAACTTTTAGTCAGCCCGACACTGAATGGGGTATTCCGGCTCAAGCCGTCGTTACAATTAGAAATGGAACAATTACGGCTGTCGATTTAGTTTCTAGTGGTCGAGGTTATTCGTCCCCACCAACACTTACAATAAGCAATCCTAATGTGGGAATAAATACTGCAGTATTAACTCTAACAATGAAACCAACTTATTATAGTGTTTCATCTTCTACAAAAATTAGTTCTGCGGGTATAACAACTATCACTTTAAACGAAAATGTTCCATATTCAATTGATGCCGAAACAGAAGTTTACTTTTATAAACAAAGTAGAATTCTTGCTTCTAGCCATTGTATGGAATATATTGGAACTGGAGTTGATATTGAAAAGGCTATTCCAGTTTTAGGTGGTGTTCCAATCCAAGAAAATGAGACTGTTTCAAAAAATGGGGGATTGGTCGTTTATACAACAACTGACCAGGCAGGTAATTTCCGGATTGGTGATGGAGTTGTAATTAATCAAAATACCGGAAGAATTTCCGGAACCGATTACACTAAGAGTCTTTTTGCAACAATGACTCCATTCATTCTATCACTCGGAGGAGAATAAAATGGCATTAGCCCTAAACATTTATAAAACAAAGGTCGGAATAGCCACCACCACCCTTTCTGAATTATATAAGGCCCCAGTTGGTTATACTGGAGTTGTGCTACTTTCCAATATTACAAATGTAAGTGAAAATACTGAAAATGTAACTCTTATTCATAATAGGGTTACAAATATTGCTGGTACTATTAGTACAACCGTCACTGAATTTTTTGAAGAATTTCCAATTGAACCTAATGACTCAATCAGTGCTATAAAAGGCAAATGTTGCTTGGAGCCCGGAGACTCATTAAAAATCTCTGCAAGTAGTAATGATGGAATTAAATATATCTTTAGTATCTTAGAAACACTCAATTAATTAAAGTCAATGCCAGAATATTTAAGCGGTAGAAAAAGAAAACAAAGTATTGGTATTAACAGTTATTCTGAAAATACTGATACGACTAAAATTATTGGAAATGTTCTGGTATCTTCTGGAAAGGTGGGTATTGGGACTACTGTTCCTACCGAAGACTTAGATCTAAGTACAATAAGAGTTCGTGATACTCTTTATGATTCTACTAATTCTGGTGGTGTATTTGGATATTTTCTGACTAAGGATAATGAGGGCATTAAATGGGTTGCTGTCCCTCCTATTGATACTAATGCTATTTTTGTTGCAGAAAATAATAATATTTTAGGTGTTAGTTCTTTTATAGGGCTCAATATAGTATCTGACGATTTACTTGGGGTTGTCCAAAATCCAACAAATCCTAATTTTGCGGACATTATTATTAGGCCTAGGTGGATAAAAAGCGGCGAATCTGGAATTTATACCACTAAAAATGTAGGTATTGGAACTACTATTCCTACAACAGACTTTCAGGTAGGTTTTGGAACAACCGGAGTAACCATCGATGGTTCAGTTGGGGTTGTTAGCGCATTAGGATACTTTGGAGAATATGCTGATTTTAGTAACCTAATTGTAGGATTAACTACTATTACCGATTCATTAAATGTTATTGGTCTGGGTGGAACTAATGTTTCGGTATTTCTGGCTTCTGCTGGTGGTATAACGACTACTGGCGGGGATTTATATGTTGGTGGGGAGTTGTTTGCTGGTCGTTTAGAGATTGGTGATTTAGAAGTTGAAAATATAAATGCAACTGGAATTTCTACCTTTAATATTGCCAATATAAACGTAGGAGTAGCAACTGATTTTTCAGTAACCGGGATAACTACTCTAAATGATTTAAATGTTACTGGATTAACAACCACAAAAAATGTAGATGTCGATGGAAATATTTCGGTAAGTAATGACGTAATTACAACTAATTTATATGCCCAGTCTGGAGTTATTACCAGTTTAATTTCTGAAGTTGCCCAGATTGATAATCTTACCTCTATTGGAGCAACAATAGAAAATCTCAATGCGTCTTCTATTGTAGGAGTCAGCACCTTAATTGGTATAGGGACTTTTTATTTTCCAGAAGGACAGCTAGATAATGCTAATATAACTTCTTTGGGGGTTGGGGTCGCTACTATTACTTCATTAACCGGAACTTCGGCCACCATTACTAATGTTAATTTTGAAAATACAACTTCTACTAATATTGTAGGAACTTCTGCAACTATTTCAAGTATTTTTTCTACGGATTTAAATTCTAATAATATTGTTTCTACTTCTTTAACCGCCACTAATTTAAATTCTACTAATATTGTAGGAACTTATTTAACTACAACTAATCTACAATCTCAGAATGCAAATATTGTTAATGTAGTATCAACATCTGGTACTTTCCAAAATCTTGATTCTAGTTTTGGAAATTTTGATAATATTTCAGTTTCTGGTGTTATAACCTCTCCATCTTTTGTTGGGGATCTCACGGGGAATTCTGATACTTCCGATTATGCTGATCTTGCAGGAATTTCTACTTATGCTGTAAATGCTGGAGTAGCCACTTATGCGGACTTTGCCGGAATTTCTACTTATGCTGTAAATGCTGGAATTTCTACTTATGCCGTAAATGCTGGAATTTCTACTTATGCCGTAAATGCTGGAATTTCTACTTATGCTGTAAATGCTGGAGTAGCCACTTATGCTGTAAATGCTGGAATTTCTACTTATGCTGTAAATGCTGGTATAGCCACTTATGCGGATTTTGCCGGAATTTCTACTTATGCTGTAAATGCTGGTATAGCCACGTATTCTAATTTTGCTGGCATATCTACAAACGTAATTGGCGGAATCGCTTCTGTTTCTCAATTAACTGTTTCTGGTGTAGCCTCTGTTAATCAATTAAACGCTATAACTGGCTTTGATGTTTATGCCGAAGACTCTGTTTTTCATCAAAATGTTATAATTCAGGGAAACTTAACAGTAAATGGTACAGAATTTATTCTTAATCTAGACGAAAAATATATTAAGGATAAACAAATTATTCTTGGATTTTCTACTACAAATAATGTCAATGATACTGGTGCAAACGGTGGTGGAGTTGCTATTGCTTCCACTGAAGGAAACCCACTAGTATGTTTACAATGCACTGGAATTAACACTCTTCCTGGAACATATAAGCAACTTATATGGACAAAGGCCAACACTTTCGGAGTTGGAACTACTGATGCTTTTTTGTTTAATTATGCTGTAGGTATTGGTAGTACTCTTGTTCCAAATAACGTAAGGTTAGCAGTTGGCGGTGTTCATATTACAGACAATACTGTAAATTCTGAATTTTTTGTTGGAGATGGATCTGGTTTAACCTCTTTAAACGCAGACAATATATCTAGTGGAACCCTAGACAACAATAGATTACCACAAGATATAAACATTTCTGGTATTATGACTGCCCTTGAATATTTTGGCACGTTTAAGGGTGTTATTGAAACCGCAAATTATTCTAAAGTTGCTGGTATAGCCACTTATGCTGTAAATGCTGGAGTAGCCACTTATGCGGACTTTGCCGGAATTTCTACTTATGCTGTAAATGCTGGAATTTCTACTTAT